GTCCTTTGATGCGCCTGCGGCGCTGACGCCCAAGCAGGCGAACATCTATGTGTGGGGCTGGCAGCCGAATGCGCGCTTCAGGGATGCTGTGTGCGGTCGTCGATTCGGCAAGACCTTCCTCGGCAAAGCCGAGATGCGCCGGGCGGCCCGCCTGGCGGTGAAGTGGGGCGTGAGCGTTGAGGACGAGATCTGGTACGCCGCCCCGACGCAAAAGCAGGCCCGCCGCGTGTTTTGGCGCCGGTTGAAGCAAGCGATCCCGGCCGGCTGGCGGGCCTGCAAGCCCAACGAAACGGACATGCTGATCACTCTGACGACCGGGCATCTGATTCGCTGCGTGGGCCTAGAGAACTACGACGATCTGCGCGGCTCCGGCTTGTTCTTTGTCTTGGTCGATGAGTGGGCCGACTGCAAATACGCGGCGTGGGAAGAGGTCCTGCGGCCCATGTTGTCGACCTGCCGGTATGTGATTGACGGCGTGCCGCACGTGGGCGGGCACGCTCTGCGCATCGGCACGCCCAAGGGCTTTAACCATTGCTATGACACCTACCGGGACGGACAGGACGGGCGCCAGCCGGATCACAAGAGCTGGCTGTATACCTCGTTGGAAGGCGGCAATGTGCCCTCTGACGAAATTGAATCCGCGCGGCGCAAGATGGACCCGCGCACGTTCCGTCAGGAGTACGAGGCCAGCTTCGAAAACTATGCCGGCGTCGTGTACTACTGCTTCGATCGGCGGGCGAACCATACGGACGCAGTTATTCGCCCTGGAGAGGTGCTGCACGTCGGCATGGACTTCAACGTCGGCAAGATGGCGGCCGTCACCTTTGTGGTGCGCGGCGGATTACCCCTGGCGGTGGACGAAACGATGAAGGTCTTTGACACGCCCGCCATGATCGAGAAGCTGCACGAGAAATATCCGGGCTTTAGCGTGGTGGTGTACCCGGATGCCTCGGGTGACAACCGAAAGACCAGCAAGGCCAGCGAATCCGATATCTCGCTGCTACGTAAGGCGGGCTTCACTGTCCGCGTTGACGCCGCGAACCCGGCCGTTCGGGACCGAGTGAACAGCATGAATGCGATGCTCTGCAATACCGTCGGCGAACGCCGGCTCTTGGTCAACACCGACCGTTGCCCGCTCTTCACGCAGGCGCTTGAGCGGCAAATCTATGGCGATGACGGCGCGCCGGACAAGAAGGCCGGCTATGACCACCCGAACGACGCCGGCGGCTATTTCATCGTGTCGCGCTATCCGATCCAAAGCCGTGTGGCTACGCAATCTGTCCTGAGATGATCCTATGAGTGATGTTTCGACGCCGCTGGCCGCGTACAACGCCATGACAGACGACTGGGACCTGGTCGACGCCCTGCTGGGCGGGACCGTGGCCATGCGGGACGCTGGCGCGACCTATATGCCGCGCTTCCCTCTCGAGTGCGAGGCGAGCTACAAGGAGCGCCTGGCGACGGCCACCTTGTTTCCGGCGTTCTCGGAAACCGTGAGCAACCTGTCCGGGCACGTTTTCGCGCGCCCGGTGGTGGTGGGCGACGATGTGCCCGCCACGATTCAGGAGCAGGCCAATAACATTGATCTACAGGGCAGCAACCTGACGGTATTTGCTGCCACCTGGTTCTACCGCGCGTTGGCCTATGGCATGGCCCATGTGCTGGTGGACTATCCGCGTGTGCAGGGCGCGCGCACGGCCGCTGCCGAGAAGGCTCTCGGCGCCAGGCCATATTGCACGGTCTATGCTGCCAGGCAGTTGATCGGATGGCGCTTTGGGAAAATTGATGGCGTTCCGAAGCTGATTTTGGCCCGCCTGGTCGAATCGGTGGAGGAAGACGACGGCGAATTTGGGACAAAGCTCGTCAAGCAGATCCGGGTTTTACGGCGGGGCAGCTATCAGGTGTGGCGCTGCTCGGGTAAGGACGGCGCCTGGTTCGTGCATGACGAAGGCCCGATGTCCGTGGCGGAGATTCCGCTGGTGACGCTTTACACCGGCCGAACAGGGCTATTGACCGCAAAGCCGCCGCTGCGCGAGGTCGCGCACTTGAACGTCAAGCATTGGCAAGAGCAATCCGATCAAGACACGTCCGTGCGCTTTGCGCGTGTACGGCTGCTGTGGACGGCGGGCGCCGATGTCGAGACGGGACCAGACGGGAAACCCAAGCCACTGCAGGCGTCGGCAGATTCCGTCATCGGCTTGCCGACCGGTGCACAGATGGGCGTGGTGCAGGGCTCAGCTGAAAGCGTCAAGGTAGGACGGGACTCTTTGGACGCCCTGGAACGCCAGATGTCCGAGGCCGGCGCGAAGCTACGTCGCAAGGATGCGCAGTTCACCAAGACCGTACAGCAGGCTGCTGACGACTCGGTCACCGAGAAAAGCGCGCTGGGCAATATGGCGCAGGGGCTGGAAGATGCGATTGACCAGGTCCTGCAATTCATGGCCGATTGGCAGAAGCTGGGCGACGGTGGATCAGTCGAAATCAATAAGGACTTCGACTTGGATTCGACGCCGGAGCAGTCTATGGCCACGCTCATCACCATGAACGGGGCGGGCAATCTTTCCGATCAGACTCTGTTCGAGGAGGCCAAGCGCCGCAGCCTCGTTGCGGACGGCGTGAATTGGGAAACGGAGCAGGAGCGCTTGCGCTCCCAGCCACGGCTGTAGAGGTGAAGCATGGCCGATAAGCGCGACAAACTGGACGACGCTGCAACCGAATTGATGCTGGATGCGCTGCGCGTAGCGGCAGGTTTGGACGTCGACGCGCAGGCGCAGTTGCGCAGGCTGGCGGTGGAGTTGCGTGGGCTTCTTGGAGCGGTCGACATTGCGCGAGCGAGTCCGGCGGAGATAGACAGGCTGCTTGCCGCTGTCGAGGCCGCTACCAGCAAGGCGCACGCCGCCATAGCGGAACAGCAGTTGACTGTGCTTGCGACGTTCGCAGATGTTGTCCAGCACGCCACGGCGCAGGCCGTGGGCAGCCGACGGCGGGCCGCCGCGTTCGAGATTGCGGATGCGGTATTCGCAGGGGCGACGCCGAGGGAAGTCTGGGAGAACCAAGGCGCCGCGCTGCAGCGTGCGATCGCTCGCGAGGTTCGAATCGCCTCGCTGGACCCGAAAGCGACGGCGCAGGCGCTTGTCACTCGGGTCGTGGGTGATTCCGATACCCCTGGCCTGATTCGACGGGCCGCGAAAACGGCGAAGACTCTCACGGAGGGCGTAACACTGGCGGTCGCTGGCCAGGCACAACAGGCGCTGTTGCGCAGTGCGGACGACGTGCTGTCTGGCTATCGCTGGTCAGCTCGTTTCGACAGCAAGACCTGCATGGTGTGTGGTGGTTTGGACGGGAAGCTGTTCACGTTGGCCGGCGAACCGGTGGGACACCTGACGCCGCTGCAGGGCGGGCCGCCCCGTCATCCTGGCTGCCGCTGCATTCTGGTGCCGGAGCCGCTGCAGACCGGCGTCGGCGCGGCGCTGCCGGGCGTCGATGGCGCCTTCAGCCGTGGGCCAACCTTTGAACATTGGCTGTCCCGCAAGTCGGATAAGTTCAAGCGGCAGTACTTCGGGCCAGGGCGGCTGGAATTGTGGAAGGAGGGCAAGCTCACCCTGACCGATCTGCTGGACATGCAAGGCAACCCGCTGACGCTGGATAAGCTCCGGGCGAAGTACGAGGTTTCTGCTCCCCGTTAAACATCGGGGCGCGTGACGTAGGGCCGTGGTGCGCTGTTGCGCCACGGCCCTTTCTTTTGGCCGCGGCGCGGATGCAAGGCGGTGTTTCGGGCCGGATGGCCCATTGGACAAGGTTGGATGACCATGAAATTGAAGCTCGATGAGAACGGCCACGTTGTGGTTCAAGACGGTAAGCCTGTCTATGTGCAGGATGACGGCAAAGAGGTCGCATTCGATGCGGCCGGGACCGTGCAGACCATTAGCCGCCTGAACGGCGAGGCGAAATCGCACCGGGAGCGCGCGGAAGCCGCAGAGGGGCGGCTGGATGCTTTCAAGGGCATCGAAGATCCGGCCGCCGCGGTGAAGGCGCTGGAAACGGTCAAGAACCTGGACGACAAAAAGCTGGTGGATGCCGGCGAAGTCGAGAAGGTCAAGTCTGAAGTCAGTAAGGGCTTTCAAGCGCAAATCGACGAGGCCCGCGCGCAGCTGGCGCAGGCAAATCAGAACCTGGCCAGCCACATGATCGGCGGCAGCTTCGCGCGGTCGCAGGTGATCGCAGAAAAGCTGGCTGTGCCGGCGGATCTGGTACAGGCGCGATTCGGGTCGGCATTCAAGGTCGAAGACGGCAAGGTCGTGGCCTATGGGCAAGACGGCAACAAGATTTTCAGCCGTTCGCGCCCGGGCGAAATCGCCGAGTTCGACGAGGCCTTGGACTATCTCATCGAGCAGTACCCGCACAAGGACCACATCCTGAAGAGCTCCGGCGCTTCGGGTGGCAGTAGCGGTGCGAATGGAAACGGTGGTGGGCGCCACACCGCAGGGTCGCTTGCTGATTGCAAGACCGACGCCGAGCGCGTGGCCTACCTGGACAAGGTTGGTAAACAATAGGGAGCGAAAGCATGCCTTTCGATTTGGTGGTATTCAACAAGCAGGTTTCCACGACCATCACGGAGCTGGTGGACCAGGAAGTCAACAAATTCAATGAGGCATCCGGCGGTGTGCTGGTGCTGGCCTCAGGCGCGAACAAAGGCGATTTCAGCATCGAGTCGATGTTCAAGCAGATCGGCGGCCTGGTGCGCCGCCGTGATGCCTACGGCAACGGCACGGTGCCGCCCAAGCGCCTGGAGCAGTTGGCTAACACTGCGGTCAAGGTCGCGGCTGGCACGCCGCCGATCGAGTTTGAGCCGCAGCAGTATCTGTGGATTCAAGAGAATCCGACGCT